GCTAAAAGAATCTATTCTCTCATATCTAGCTGCTCACTTTGCTTCATTCAGCGGTGTAGCTAACGGTGAATTTAAGGCACAATCGGCAATTGAGGAGGAGTTAGGCGATGGCCAAGTAAAGTTTGCTAGTGGCACTACAAGTACATCCAGTGACTTAGGTTCGACTAATTTCGGGCAAAGCGCGTTAACCCTTGATTGCACAGGTAGGCTTGCTCTTAAGACAACTGCTAAACGTATTCAAATGATGGGATTAGATAATACCTGATATGTCAGTAGTAGCAGCATTTGTAAAAAAGAACTTGAAACAGGATGCCGTCTATTGGGGGCCTGGTGTTGGCGGTGACGATGGCTACGGTAATCGTACATTTGCTACTCCTATCGAGATTAAAGTACGCTGGGAGGATAAACAGCAATTAGCCTTGGATAAAGATGGTGAAGAGTTTATGTCTATGGCAGTTATCTATACTGACAGAGAATTAGAGAACCAGGGGTGGCTATTTCTGGGTATATTAACAGCGTTACCGAGCGCAGATACTAACCCAAGGACAATAGCCGATACTTGGGAGATACGGAATATTGAGAATAGTTCGCGGCTTAAAAAGCCTAATGAATTTATCTATAAGGTACTTATTTAATGGGCCAAGTATTAACAGCAAAGGTTAGGGGCCAAAAGAAGGTATTGCAAAACCTAAGAATAGCTCAAATACGGATGAATAAGGCTATTGAGAAAGGACTTATTAGGGGAGCTAATCTTGTGGCTCAGCAGTCCTTTGTGAACGCGCCCTTACTTTATGGTAACCTCAAGAAAAGTACATTTGTAGTATTTGAGAACAGCGTGAACCTTGTACCTGATTTCAGTATACCTTTAACAGCACCATCTGCGCAGAGTTCAGTTGCAAAGATGAAAGCAGATTATCCTGGTGTTATATCTGAGTCAAAGCAACGTATACGTAGCGGAAAAAGTCAAAATAATATTGTTGTCGAGGTAGGCCATAGTGTGCGATATGCCAAGAAAACTCATGGTATCGGTGGTAGTAGTAGCCCGCAATACTTATCGGATGCAGCAAAGACACATGCACAAAAGGTAACTGTCTTTGTACAGGATGAGCTACGGAGGATATTATGAATAGTGCTAGTGATGATATCGCTACTTACTTTGCATCTCTACCAGCATTTGGGCCTATCGGTGGACTTTCTGACTTTGCAATCTATGTTAACGATGAACCGGCTAAGCCTGATGACGTTATAACTTTGTTTGATGCACCAAGCCCATCACCGGCCCGTTCTATGAACGATAAGACGGTTAAGGTAAAGTTTACCAATTTCCTTATCCGTGTTCGTGGCGTTGATCAAAAGACGACGTATGATAAAATAGATGCGCTCTATACCGCGCTGAATGATGTAGAGAGTTGGATAACAGTTAATGATACAAATTATATGAATTTCGAGCCGACTACGGATATTTTTCGCTTACAAAGAGATGATAATAAGCGATGGGTATTTGCAGTCAATTACCAAACAGTAAGAAAATAACGACAGTAACCACGCTGACGAAGTAAACAGAGGAGAATACCATGGCTAAAAATCCCAATGGTACAACCGTTACGTTTGACTCCGGTTTCCTTGCGGAAATTACCGCGTTGGTTATGCCGGATCAAACTCGTGAAGCGTTCGATTCAAGTCACATGGGTACCCTCACCTGGAGAACCAAGCTTTTAGGTAAGCTGGTTGATCAAGGTGAACTAACCGTTGACATCTTTTTCGAGCCCGAAACAGCACCCCCAATTGATTCAGATGCAGAAACACTGGTGATTAATTTCCCTGATGGTTCCAGCTGGAGCTTTAGCGGGGGCATGACAGCTACAGGCGGTGCAGCCGTACCGTTAGATGGGTTAATGACACAGACTGTGACAATCACGGTAAGTGGACTTATCACCATTAGTGGCGATTCAAGTTCTGGCTGATAGCTAGATAAAACCAAAAGGTAACCAAACCCATGGAAGATGAAATGGAAAATGATGAAGTGATGCAAGTCTTAACCAGAGAAAGCATCCTTAATGCACAAGATATTGAAACAGTGTTCTTTCCTGTACACGAATGGGGCGGGGGGACGTATCTGAAGGCATTTGATGGCCGGGATCGAGATAAGTTCGAAGAGTATATTACGAATAAGAAAGGTGGTAAAGGCAAAAACGCTAACATCGATATTAAAGGTGTTAAGGCCCTTGCCATTGTACGTTCGGCGGTAGACGCTGAAGGTAGTTTTGTATTCACTGAAAAGGATATTCCCGAACTGAACCGGAAGAGTGCCAAGGCCATAAGCCGATTGTTTGACAAGTTCTGTGAGATGAACGGCTTTGGTGAGGATGATGTAGATGATCTTGTGGGAAACTCCAAAGGCGAGATGAGCGATACTTCTGGTTCTGCCTCGCCAGAGACATCGGAGGATGCACAGTAGATGAATTGCAAGCTAGAATGTCGTCACACGAATTTGCTGAGTGGCAGGCATTCTATAGACTGAACCCAACTGATACAGATAAACTCTGTAATTACTTGGCTCAGGTTGCAATGTATATCAAAATGACATCTGATCAGAAGCCGGGACGGATAAAAGATTTTATCTTAGAGTTCGGGCCTCCCAAGACGATGGATCAAGACGACTTACGCGCAACGTTCAGGCAATTCGAGCATGAGCATCCCGAGATGTTTGTAAGGAAACGGAGGAAGCGCGATGGCTAATGTCGGTAGCATAGTTGTCGATATCGTTGCCAACACAAGCAAGCTTGATAAGAATGTTGAGGGTGCCACTCGAAAAATCGAGAAAATGGCATTTCAGACGGAAGTACTTGCTAAAACTACGAAAAAAACATCTAATTCCCTTGGTACATTAAGAAGAAAAGTTGGTACTACGACTAAACAAGTCGGCACGATGGCAGTTAAGATGGAAACGCTTACGAAAGCCACCGATAGAAGTGCTGGTGCAATGGGAAGGCTTAGATTCAAAGCCAAAAAGGTTGAATCACAGGCCGAAAAGACTGCCAAAAAAATTATTAAAATGGGTAAGGCCATACAACGTGCTGGGCGTATTGGCCAAAGAGTAGGGCGTAGGCTTACTCGTAATCTTACACTCCCTATTATTGCGCTTGGCATTGCTGCTGTTAAACTTTCTTCGGATTTCGAAAAAACAATGGTTAAGATAGAAACCCTTGTGGGCATTTCTCGTAAAGAAGTACAGGCTATGAGTAAAGATGTATTAGCTTTATCAGGGGAAACGGCCAGATCTCCTAAAGAATTAGCGGATGCCCTTTTCTTTCTTACATCTAATGGTTTACGCGGCGCAGAGGCTATGGAGTCACTTGAGATATCTGCAAAATTGGCCACCGTTGGATTGGGCGAAACAAAAGTTATTGCAAAATCTCTTGCGAGTATATTATTCGTTTACGCAGATTCAAACCTAACCGCAGCTCGTGCTGGGGATATTTTATTAAATATTGTACGCTTAGGTGCAATTGAAGCAGATGGACTCGGCGGTTCACTTGGCCGGGTTATTGGTATAGCTAAAAATGCCGGTATTAGTCTCGAAGAACTGGGCGCGAATATAGCTACGTTCAGTCGTTCAGGGGTTAAAGCTGAAGAAATAATGACAGGCTTACGCCAAATTATTATTGGTATAACTACCCCAAGTAGCCAAGCAGCAGAGCTATTTAAAGATCTTGAATTAAGTAGTGATCAACTTAGACGTTCACTGGGCACACGTGGATTATTCGCAACATTAACACTCTTACTTGAAAGGCTTAAAAATAACAATACCGAATTAAAAAAGGCATTTCCCAATATTAGAGCATTGGCTGGCGTAATAAATACCGCGAGTGTGAATGCTGAGGTATATGCAGAAATAACCGAAAAGATGACAGATAAGCAAAGCTTACTTGATGAGGCGTTTAACCGTACAACAGACACAACGGCTTTCCAATTAGCTCAAGCCTTTACAGATATTAAGATTACACTCATTGCGTTCGGCGATGTTATATTACCTACAGTCAGAAAAGTAAGTAGGGTTATTTCAGATTTATCTAAAACAATTAGGGATCTTAGCCCGGAAAATAGACAACTTGTTATTGATGCCATTGCAGTTATCGGGATATTCGGGCCGCTGGTATTTGCTACTGGGCTTGTTGTAGATGGGTTTATTACATTGGGTATTGCAGCAGTAGCCCTTCAAGGGAAATTAGCGGGTGTAACACTTTCTGCTAAGGGTACTTGGGCTGCACTTACACGACTCGGGGGTAGTTTCTTATTCTTAGCAGGCGGAGTGGCTATTGCCGGTATAGGTTTAATAAAAATAATTGAACGTTTCGTAGATGGTACAGATAAATTCGGGCGTACAAGAAAAGAAGTTGAAGCTATAACTAAAGCATTAGAACGTAGTATGTTCGGTGATGCTCTTGAGGTAGGCCGGGACAGATTAGAGCGTCTACGGTTAGAATTAGAGAGCCAAGTAAGTGTTTTGGGCGATTTAACCAAAGGTACGGATGAATTTAATAGGGCGTTACTTAAAAGACTTAAAACGGAATTTAAGCTTTTAGTAGCAGTTAATGAATTACGTACTGCCGAAGAAAAATTAGATGTCATAGCAGGAATATTGACAGAGAAGCAACGGCAAACGAATCTTGTTGACAGAATACAATTAATGAAACGCCTGGAAAAGGCCATAGGAAGCCAAATACAGACAATTAATAAGTTGAAGAGTGCACAGGATCAGGTAGAAAATCTAAAACGTGCAATTGAACAGATAAAAGAGTTTGAAAATGGGATTAACAGATTGATAGATACATTTAATACCGAGGAGTTCGAAGATCCGTTTGAGGGACTTGCTGACAGGGCCGCAAAAGAGTTCAAAAGAATAGACAACATGATTGCTAACCTTACTAATGTTGATTCCGCAGCTAAAGAGGCCCTTAGGAAAGCAGCAAAAATTAGGCTGGAGGCCGAAGTAGATATAGCCCGTGATATCATAGAAAAAGAAAATAACTTTAAGATTGCTAGAGCAATACTTACTGATAAACAATTACGACTAATAGATGAAAAACGAGCTACCGCTGCATTAATCCTACTGGCTAAAGGTAACAAAAGTATTATCGAGGCACTAAAGAATGCTTCCCGTAAGCGGCTTGCTGATATTATCTCAACTGACGAAGAGAGGCGTGTACAAACACAGGGCTTTGCTGTCCAGCGTGGTACTATTGAGGCATTCCGGGCCGAGCGAGCTACTAGAGATCCGGCTACAAAGGCTACTATAAGTACAGCTAAAAGCACGGATAGCATTGATAAAGCTGTTACGGACATTAAAAAAACGTTGACTGCCGCTGGGTTTGATGTTAGTACACGGCCC